CGGCTCTGAATTTTTTGATGATAATGAGGAATTTTAATTATGATTATTACTATTAAGAATGAAAGTGGCGAAACAGTTTATGATGTTTCTAAGATTGAAGATAATGATTCTAAAATGAATGCTAATGTTAGCATAAATAAAATGGGAACATTGAATACACTTACCGAAGCACTAAACTTTGCTACCCAAGGACATCAAAGTAATCTTGAAAAGTTATTGTCTGATTGTCCTGAAGCTGTGGTGGAAACACCAACAGAAGATGAAGAAGAAACTTCAACAGAAGATGATTCTTTAAACGAGGTATCGTAATACAACGAGGTTAGCACATAGAAGAGGATAGCTATTAAAGTATAAATCCTGTTTAGAGAGTTTGACTTTTTAAGTAAAGACTACGCTACTCTATATGAACAACGCCTCACTTTTTTATAGGAGATAGAATATGAATACAAAATTTATTAAACACAAACTACCATGTCCTAAGTGTGATAGTAGTGATGCTGTTTCACTTAATGATAATGGTTCTGCTAAATGCTTTAGCTGTAATACATTTTTCCCAGACTATGATAATGCGAGTGCGTTTAAACAGGATGATAATATATTAGAAATGAAACAACCAGAAACATCTTTCTTAAATTCTTATACTGGTATCTATGCACCTTTAACAGATAGAAATATATCTGAGAAGACAGCTAGAAAGTTTGGTGTTAAGATTATGAAAGACCATAACGGACAAATAAAACAACACATATATCCATTTCATAATGGTAGTGAAATAGTTGCGACCAAGACTAGGTATGTTGACAATAAAAACTTTTCATGCAACGGAACTTTTGAAGGCACAGGATTGTTTGGAGAACAACTGTATCGTAATAAAGGTGGTAAGTATTTAACTATTACAGAGGGAGAGTGTGATGCAATGGCAGTCTATGAATTGATGCAAGGTAAATCTAGTGTTGTATCAATCAAACGAGGAGCATCATCTGCTGTTAAAGATATACGAGAGAGCATTGAGTTTGTAGAATCATTTGATAATGTAGTCTTATGTTTTGATAATGACAAGGCAGGTATAGAAGCATCAAGACAAGTAGCTAGAATACTTAAGCCAAGCAAAGCTAAGATAATAAACTTACCCAATGGATATAAAGATGCTAATGAAATGTTAGCTAAGAAAAAGTTCCAAGAGTTTTCTACTGCATGGTGGGAAGCTAAAACTTATACACCTTCTGGTATTATGGAGTTGTCTAGTAAAAAGAATGATTGGTTAAACAGAGAAGAGAAAGAAAGCATTGCATATCCTTGGGAAGGATTAAACAAGAAGTTATATGGTATGCGTAAAGGAGAACTTGTTACTCTTACAGGTGGAACTGGACTTGGTAAGTCTAGTGTGACTAGAGAACTTGAACATCATCTTATAAAAAATACAAAAGATAATGTAGGTATCATAGCACTAGAAGAAAACTGGTTACGAACAGCAGATGGTATTGTATCTATTGAAGCTAATGATAGAATATATTTATCAGAGAAACGAGCTAAGTATACAGATGAAGAACTAAATACTTTATTTGATAATGCAATAGAAGATGGAAGAGTTTATATTCATGCACATTTAGGAGCAACAGATATTGATGAGATATTTTCTAAGTTAAGATATATCATTGTTGGTTGTCAATGTGACTGGGTGGTGGTTGACCACTTACACATGCTTGTAAATGTGTTGACAGAGGGAGATGAGAGAAGAGGTATCGACATGCTAATGAATAGACTTCGTAGTCTGGTAGAGGAAACTGGTGTGGGTATGATACTGGTATCGCATTTGCGTAGGGCATCTGGCGATAGAGGACACGAGAAAGGTATACAGGTATCTCTATCTCATCTCAAGGGTTCACAGGGCATAGCACAGTTATCTGATTGTGTAATAGCACTAGAGAGAAATCAACAAGCAGAGAATCCAGATGAAGCTAACATAACTAAAGTAAGAGTATTAAAGTCAAGATATACTGGAGACACAGGTATGGCTTGTAGTTTAAGATATGACATTGATACTGGTAGATTATATGAAGTAACAGATGAGGAGACTTTCGTAAATGAAAATGATTTTTGATATAGAGACTGATGATTTAAATGCAACAAAGATATGGTGCTTAGTTGCTAAAGAAGTAGATGGTAAATGCTATAGATTTGGACCAGATGAATTAGAAGAAGGTATAAAACTATTACAAGATGCAGATACTTTAATAGGACATAACATTATAGGTTTTGATTTACCAGTTCTTAAAAGATTATGTAACTTTAAATATACAGGTAATGTAGTAGATACTTTAGTTATGTCAAGACTTTACAATCCAGTAAGAGAAAGTGGACATAGTTTAAAAGCTTGGGGATATAGAGTGGGAGTGTTTAAACAGGAGCAACCAGAGTTTGAAAAATATTCTCCAGCTATGTTAAATTATTGTGAGCAAGATGTAATATTAAATGAAGCAGTATATAATTATTTACTTAATGAAGGTGCTGGGTTTAGTAAAAAATCTTTAGACATTGAACATGTAACTGCATCTATTATGCAACAACAAGAAGCTACAGGATTTTATTTTGATACTAAACAAGCTATGACTTTATTAGCAGAACTAAAACAAAAGATGGCAGATGTAGAAGATGAAGTTCAAAAAACATTTAAACCTAAATGGATAGATGATAAAATGGTATTACCTTACATTAAAAAAGATGGAACATTATCTAAGCGTGGACTTACAGATGATGAGTATGAAAACATTCTTATGTCTGGTAATCATAGTTCTTTTATGCGTAAGAAGTTAGTGGAGTTTAATCTTGGTAGTCGTAAACAGATAGGCGAATATCTTATAGACTTTGGATGGAAACCAGAAAGATTTACTCCTACTGGTCAACCTATTGTTGATGAAGGAACACTTAAAAAGATTACACATATAAAAGAAGCTAAGTTAATAGCTGACTTTTTATTATATCAAAAGCGTATAGCTCAAGTATCATCATGGATAGATGAATTAAAAGAAGATAGAGTTCATGGTAGGGTTATACCTAATGGAACTATTACAGGTAGAATGACACACAGAAGTCCTAACTTAGCTCAAGTTCCTAACTTAGGTAGTCCTTATGGCAAAGAGTGTCGTGCTTGTTGGACTGTTCCAGAAGGATATAAATTAGTAGGTATAGATGCTAGTGGTCTTGAACTAAGAATGTTAGCACATTATATGAATGATATTGATTACATTGAAGAAGTTGTAAATGGAGATATACATTCTACTAATCAAGAACTTGCAGGATTACAAACAAGAGACCAAGCCAAAACATTTATATATGCATTAGTATATGGAGCAGGAGATGCTAAGATAGGTAAAATAATAAATGGGGACATAAAAAAAGGTAAGGCATTAAAAGAAAGATTCTTTCGTAACTTACCTGCTCTTAAAAAATTAAGAGACAGAGTGCAACAAGCTTCTAATCGTGGATTCTTAAAAGGTATAGATGGTAGAAAAATTTATGTAAGAAGTCCACATGCTTCTCTTAATACTTTATTACAAGGTGGTGGTGCCATTGTAATGAAACAGGCTATGATTAATTTATATGAACTAATTAAACTTAATACCTTTGATGCTAAGTTTGTTGCTAACATACATGATGAATGGCAACTACAAGTAAAAGAATCTCAATCTGATTCTGTTGGTAGACTAGGTGTAGAGTGTATAGAAAAAGTAACAGACCAATTTAAAATGAGATGTGATTTAACTGGTCAATATAAAATTGGAGGTAATTGGAGTGAAACTCACTAAAGAACATTCAACAAATAGAAAAGGAGATATGGCAGAGTTTTATGCAGTAACTTGGCTATGGGATAATGGATATGAAGTATTTAAAAACTGTGGGTGCGATGGATTTATTGACTTAATAGCCAGAGACCCTAAAGGAAATATAAAATTAATAGATGTTAAAACTGCAAGAAGAGATTATAGAACTGAAGATGCTTATACATCAAGAACAACTCGAACTAAAAAACAAATTGAAGCTGATGTTCAATACTTATTATTTCTTCCAGATACTAGAAAATTAAGGTGGGTAGAACATAATGATAAATAAAAATGACAAAGGTATTGACAAATCTAAATTAGATAGTTATAATAAATTTACATCCGAATCCGGTCATTGGTATACTCAAGAGGGAGAACCAATGTATACTCTTATTGGTGCTAATGGTAAAGAAAGAAACACCACATTAAGAGATGCTAAAAGTTTAGGACTTGTTCCTTCTGTTACTACAATTATAGGTATGGTTGCAAAACCAGCACTAGAAAATTGGAAGATAACTCAAGCAATAAAATCTGCAGCAACACTTGATATTGGAGATGAAGAATCTCTAGATTCATTTGTGTATAGATGTAAAGCCGATGCTAAACAGATTGGTTCTAAAGCTGCTAAAGAAGGAACTAAAATACATGCTGAAATAGAGAAAGGATTTCTTGGTAGAGGTAAATCTAAACCTTATAAAATTATACAAGAATGGTTAGATAAAAACTTTCCTGATGAAGAATGGATAGCAGAAGATTCTTTTTGTGCTAATCAAGGTTATGGTGGTAAGATAGATTTATATTCAGAGTCTGGTATTTTTATTGACTTTAAAACTAAAGATAACTTAGAAGGTAAAGACCCAGCTAAATTAGTTTATGATGAACATGGTATGCAACTTTCTGCTTATGCTCAAGGTTGTAATGTAGATGACCCTGAAAGAGTATCTATCTTTGTTGATAGAGCAGATACAAGTATAGTCCTTTGTCATATATGGGATAAGGAAACACATGCTAAACATAAAAAAATGTTTAATAGTATATTAGAATATTGGAAGTTAGTAAAAAATTATGAGTGGTAAATATGGAAGATAAAATAGGAAAGAAACCTTATCTAGGTATAGTAATTAACTACGATAAAGAAAAAAACTTTGATAAGTTTAGTATTGACACATTAAAAGATAGATATTTTTGGGATAAAGAAACACATGCTCAAGAAGCTTTTGCTAGAGCTTCTGTATTTGGAGCAACATTTAAAGGAGAAACAGATTATGAATTGGCTCAAAGACTTTACAACTACAGTTCCGATAGGTGGTTCATGTTTAGCACTCCTATACTTAGTAACGGGGGAACAACTCGTGGGTTACCTATCTCATGCTTTCTTAATTATGTACCTGATAGCAGGGATGGTTTATCTGCTCACTTCGATGAAAATATATGGTTGGCTAGTTCGGGTGGTGGTATCGGTGGATTCTGGGGAGATGTTAGGAGCAATGGGATATCTACTACTCATGGCTCTCGTTCAACTGGTTCAATTCCATTCATGCATGTTGTAGATTCTCAGATGTTAGCCTTTAATCAAGGCACTACTAGAAGAGGTTCTTATGCTGCATACATGGACATATCACATCCAGAGATAGAAGAGTTTATAAACATGCGTAAAGAATCTGGTGGAGATATAAATAGAAAAAATTTAAATCTACACAATGGTGTTAATTTAACCAATGCATTTTTAGAAGCTGTAAAGAATAATGAAGACTGGAGATTGATTGACCCTAAAACTAATGAAGCTGTAAAGGTTATTAATGCTAGAGATTTATGGTGGCAAATTATAAATGCTAGAGCAGAAACTGGAGAGCCTTACATGATTAATATAGATATATGTAATGATGCTTTACCAAAAGGACAAAAAGATTTAGGTTTAAAAATTAAACAAAGTAATTTATGTTCTGAAATTACTTTACCGACTGATGAAGAAAGAACAGCAGTATGTTGTTTGTCTTCAGTAAATTTAGAAAACTTTGATAAGTGGTCAAAAGATGATAACTTTATAAAAGATTTAATAACTATGCTTGACAATGTATTACAGCACTACATTGACAATGCAATAGATACAACACAGTTAGGAGAATATAGTGCAAATTTTAAACGCTTTCAAAAATATGTTAGAAAAGGTAAAGAAGGATATACTAAGTCTGCCTATTCGGCATATAGGGAAAGAAGTCTTGGATTGGGTGCAATGGGTTTTCATGCTTATCTCCAATCTAAAAACATACCTTTTGAAGGTATTTTTGCAACTGGCTTTAATCATAAAGCATTTACTTATATTAAATCTAAAGCTAATGCAGCCACTAAAGAACTTGCTATTAACAGGGGAGAAGCTCCTGATATACATGGGTCGGGTAAGCGAAATGCTAATCTATTGGCTGTTGCTCCTAATGCTAGTAGTGGTATTATATGTAGTGGTACTTCCCCT